ACATCCTGACTGCTATAGCAACCCGATATAGCTGTTCCTAGTCGCTAGAGGTTTTGGTGGGGCTGCCACCGGAGCACCTCATCCTAAATAGGACACTCCCTTATTTCTCTAAAGCCTTACAACATGTAGTTCAACGACAATTTCCTATGTTGCTGGTAACCAGAAGAGAAACGTTTTATAAAAAGTATTCCATATTTCGTAAATGCCAATAGCCGTCATAAGAATTGTGGTTCAAGACCACGCCAGTTTTGTCATAAAAAGCTTTCTCGATCTGTGGGGTCCACTTATCAAAAACAGCCCGTGGATGCATAGCCAATTCCATAATTGCATTTTCACAATTAATCTTGGTGCTCTCCACTTGATCCAAATCTTTCCGGACCCAATTAATCATCTCTAGAATTGTATTGATGTCCAAGGGCGCATCATAACAATTTCGCTCCTCATTGAAGATAAATCCTCTCTTGAGAAACGAAACTTCTTCCAGAGTTTTATAATCAGGCACTCCTTTTCCTACTTGTTTCGTTTCGTCTGTATATGTAAATCCAAATTCCGCAAAGTATTTTGTAATTGTGTTCATGTTGAATAAATGGGAAATCAGAGGGTGAATGTTGATTACATTATCATCTCCATAGGATATCAGTGATACTAGCAATCTAAATAGCTCCATCCGTGTTTTACAGCCAAATTTCTTCATAAGTTCCATGAAGAAGGCCTTATGTTCCTCAAAACACCGGAGGAAACACAACCGCAAACCTATCGAATTGATCAAGCAATTTAAGGGAGTGGTTGCAGGATTGCCAGATGGTTGGGAATGGGTCATCATATAGAAGAACTGTTCACAAAGATGTACTGAATTTAAAATCTCCTCAATCAAAACATAACGGATCAGGTCATTGCCATCATCATAGAATTCGTTTGCCATTCGGGCAAACAAATACATAATCATGGCATTTAAGGATCCATCAAAATTTGAAAAATCTCCTGCAAAAACGTTCTTACCTTTCTGTTTTAATTTCTTAGCCAGTTTTGTCCAATCTCTACTATATACGTTAGTACCTATTGCTACTTCATTATCTATTCGATTCTCCATTAAATGTGCTATGAATCCTAGAAAATATTTGCGGAAAGCCAAATTAAAATCCATGGGTCCGTTCGAAAAGACGCGTGTTTTAAGCGCATCAACTTTCTCAATCGGTCGTCGCTCATCCTTGAGCGTGTCAACCCAAAAAGTTGGGGTCCGTATTCCTTGTTTTGCGTTTTCAATTCTTTCACGTACCTATTGCATTACGTCAGGGTCAATTTTGTATTCTTCATCATTTCCAAACCATTGAGTTTTGCCTGGAAAACCTGGTTTACGATCTAGAATCCATGGATAACCTGGGGATGATTGCCGATTTATGCTAGAAATGTACTCTGAAATGTCATTACCCTTAATTACTTCTTCA